GGGGAGCTTTTGGTACAAAGGTGACACTTAGATGTGCTTACATATTTTTGACTGAGTACTGCTTTCGCAGCCCAGTCGGGAAGATACTAGTGCTCTACGGATCACGCCCTTGGCACTTCCCCAGCCTGGGGACCTCTAATCTCAGAGAGATAGAAGGAAGCCTTTTCCTAAGTTTTCTTGCCATTTCGGAGTATTAGTCGAAGAAGTTCATTAGAGCTCTTCTTACTTAATTCTCTGATTTCTCAGATATTTTCATTCGTTACATTATCGTTTTCAAATCTTGCCGCGGGTCGCCCGAAGGCTACACGACTGTCGATCCTAATTAGGGAAATTCTTCCCATATGGGCGGTAATGTTCCGAAGTTCTCATTGGGAGGAGCGCTAACGAGCGCCTCTTACAACCAATAGATCCGAAAGAGCAATAAAATAGAAATATTTTCCACCTATAACCATAATTAGAGTGAGCAGTTGCTTAGTTGTAGTCCACCGCAAGATACTTAAGTTTACCTTTGGCAACGCTACGCTAGGGGAGGCTTGCTAACAAAGCAGACCTCACCTGGCTGAGCTTGATAACTTTTCTAGCTGGTTCCCGGATCGCCCGAAGGCTACGGTAACCCAACTATTATTCGGAATTCTCCTATTTTCGCTATTAAGACCCAACCTGGGCAAGGTCCCCTCCATTAGGAGACCCTCCGCTAGTTTTACGCGCTTCAGTTTACCTTAACCACCATACGGTGCTGATAACTGGTAACTGCCCTTTAGCGTCCCCGTTAGGGAAGCTAACCAAAGGCGATGCTTGTTCAAGGCCCGTAGATCCCCTGTTACTTGGTAATTTTCTTTCTAAGCCTCGTTGCAGCGAGAATGGAGGGACGTTGTCTCAACTTCTCGACTGCTCCAAGATACTTCGGCTTTCCGATTTGGCTAACCAACCGGAAATTCTCAACCCACGAGTTGACATGATTTTCAGGCAAACGACCTTTGGCAGAATACACGTTGTGTATAAAACCTCTAGCCGTCTGTAGATCCTCACGTAAACTCGGAAGTTGGTCGCCTCATTGCTGGAGCTGGATATAAGCAACGACCTTATAACCTATCCCGCGGGTGGTTACCCACTCACGAACTAGATTATAAAGACCGTCGTTATACCAGTCTGACAATGCGCGACTACCGGCATACAGCGAGTTCTTAGGCAGAACTGCCTCCACTCGTGCTAACCGCTCGGCATCTTTTTGAGCCAGAGCAATTAGAGGAGCTTTAGCAATTTCTGGAACGGCTGGTCATCGAACATGATTCAGCACGATCCACTCTTTACGCATAACAAAACTAGTGATATTTAGTCACGTAGCCCAGTTATACGAAAAGGGTCCCCATGGCGAACATCGCCATATACCTACAGTCGCCAGTCTTCGAGGAAGATTCTTGAAATCCCCAACGAGACGAGCACGGACGCGATACCCATAACCCACTAAAGCGGCAATGGACCTGGCCCCTAACCCATACTTTTGTATGAAGAAGGTACTAGATTCAAAGTCGTGTAGACATGTAACCACTTCCTTGAAAGGAACTGGAGACACATCTACACCTTCGGAGTAGAATCGTTTCGCAAACTCCAAAGTTCCATTTTTGGAAACCAAGGATTTTGCCAAACCGATTCCAACCCCGAATGCTTCCATGAGTTGCAGGTACGCTCCCGCGACACGTCCATCGGCGATAACAATGTCATCCCCGAGAACTGCGTATTCTCAGAAGGTTCCTATAGAGAAACCAACACGACGCGCGGCCATCGCCACAATAAGATGGTGAGTAAGAGCGAGCATTGCCCAAGAGGACAAAGCTCCCATTGGTTGCCCGACCGCATAACGGACTTTTGAAGGTACGGTCACCTTACGGACTCCAGGAGGGAGTCCATCAGGTAACACGTAATCCCTGCCTACCAGTAGATTCTTCCACGCCCATCCAAAACTAGCTCCGAAGAGATAGTTAAGAATGTTCGCTTGGACGTCTACAGGTAGACGATCAGTGGCCGCCGACAAATCGTAACATCAGAAAGAGGTTTTACCCTTTTCCTGAAGACGCTTTATCGGAGCCAACTGATCCATAGTTCCGTCGGTCGGTAAGGTAGCCAAGATTTTGAAGATGAAAGAGTGGACCGGATACAGTAGTCACTGTGTCCAGCACTCCACCATCGCAAAAACTCTTACTTTTCCTGCAGCTTCCTTCTTCAGTCCTAGTTTTCCACAGGGTCGGATGACCCAACTAGGTTCATGAATAGGAGTACAGGATGCAGCTCCTTCAAGTAGCTCTCAAATGGTATAATCAGATAGCTTAGCAAACAACCCTTCCGGGTTCTTTGCCAGAGGCTTATCCAATCAACCATTTGCAAGATACTTAAAGGAGTGTCAGACATCTGACTGCTTTAACGCCCGCGCACCCATGATGATCCCTGGCACAGAGCCCGAGACTTTTTGGATTTTCCCAAGTAACGAAGGAGTAGATTTACTCAACGGTATGTAACGCACAGGTGGGAGGTTGGCAGTTGCCGACCCCACATCCTTGTATCCCAGGTAACCACAGAACTCCGAAATGGCTCCCAACGTCTCTTTTCACAAAGAAGCTGAGATAACCACTCCGGGGTCCGTGATAGTTCCTAACTTAAGTTTACCAGGCATGTCTAGAACTCGATAAATCGAGAACCAGGACACCCAGAGCCTTAAGAGGAACTTGTCCCCACTACGTATTCGGTCCCGGACTACACGAGGTATTACCCTTGGTAATCCAGAACGAGTACGAGCGACGCTCGGCCCGAGGGCCTGAGCAGATGGGATCTTCATCCCTGCCGTCGCCTGCATAGTAAGGACATACCAAGCTTTTGTTTTCACAATAACACCTGGCATACCCTCATTACGTCAAACGACGACAAGGACTCGCACATAACACACCGCAGAACGAACCACTGCACTAGTGATCCCCCCACGGACGGTCACAGCGACTTTGTAAAGTCACTGCACCCATCCGCGCCCGCCTTTTACAGCGAGCAGACCATTTAAGGTATGCAAGGCACTCTTAATATCACTACGTAGCTTTGTGGATTTGAAATTCATAAAGTTAATAGTGGCTTTGAGCAGTCTACATACGCACGGCAGAGGGAACTCTCACAGATATTCATCCGGGCGATGTCTCCATCCTACTTCTAGGGGGAGCGCCGTCACCGGACTAGCTTCTGAGTCATCAAGTTCCTTACGATACGTAAGCACTTACTCACTAGCAAATACAAGTAGTGGATTGCTCCTTAAACCTTCTGTTTCCCTTTCGGGTCAGCAGGTCGCCTCCAAAGGCACCCCTTTCGGGGCTAGGGAGTAACACTTTATTGGTGGAGATGGAGGTCCTTACGGATCCCCCCACCTACACAAACAAATGTGACACCTAACTCTAGAGAGGGACAAGCAAGCTTGCCCCAAGCCTACGTTTTTCCGTGACTACGGAAAGTAGGTAGAGTTGGATAACCTTAGATGTGCAGACATAACCATAAAGTCGACTTAACGACCTCACAGGAATGCCCGCCTCCTGGCGGAATTTCCAGGTGGAGGAGCCGAATAGGC